GTTCAGCCTGCAGTGCCTTAAGCCGCCCATCAGCTTCTTCGTATCGTTCGACCAAGGCAGCATGCTTGCGCTGGTATTCGTCCTGATCCTGAACACTGCGGGAGTTTTCTTCGATCAGCTGTCTGGATAATTCAACCAGAACGGCAATTTCATCCGTAATGGTCCGAATGCCCGCTTCAAGTTCCGTGAGATCGCACATGGCTTCAATACCCAGTCTGCAGGCAGTAAGGGTTTCTTCCTTGAACTCCATCCGCTGATTGAGGGCATCTACGAAGGCTTCCTTCAGTTTTTCCTCGGTCAAATGCGGCGTTTTGCAGCGATGATCCTTTTTGTATTTGTCGTTGCACTGCCAGATGAAGGAGCGGTATATGTCGTTCGAGTGCCAGAGCTTTCGACCGTAAAAACCGCCGCAGTCCCCGCAAATCACTCTCGCAGAGAACAAGTGCGCTGAACTGTACCGCCGATCAAGTCCCTTCCGGCGCCCAATCTCCAGCTGAACGCGGTCGTGATCAACCGGGTCGATGATCGGTTCATGACTGTGTTCGATGTAATACTGTGGAACCTCGCCTTCGTTCACCTTCATTTTCTTTTCAAGGAAATCAATGGTGAACTGCTTCTGGAGGAGGGCGGCGCCTTTGTACTTCTCATTCTGAAGGATGCTCATTACCGTAGACGCCTGCCATTCCTTTTTACCGCCCGGAGTAGGTACTCCCGCCTCGGTCAGCGTCTTGGCGATATGAGAGCCGGTTTTGCCCAGAAGGAATTCACGATATATGAACCGCACAATCTTGGCTTCCTCTTCTACAATCTGAGGAAGTCCATCTTCTCCTTTTTCATAGCCCAGAAAATGCTTGTACCCGAGGCTAACCTTGCCATCTGCAAAACGCTTGCGCTGGCCCCAAGTGACGTTGTCGGAAATGGAACGGCTTTCTTCCTGAGCGATACTGGACATGATGGTAATGAGCAGCTCGCCTTTGCCGTCCAGCGTGTTGATGCTCTGTTCCTCGAAGTATACCGCAACGCCGCGTTCCTTCAGTTTGCGGATGGTGGTCAGGGTGTCGACCGTGTTTCTGGCGAAACGGGAGACGGACTTCGTAAGGATCAAGTCGATCTTTCCGTCAAGGGCGTCCTTGACCATGCGATTGAAGCCTTCGCGCCGTTTGGTATTCGTTCCGGTGATGCCCTTATCCGTGTAGACCTCGACGAAGATCCAGTCGGTGCGCTCCTTGATCTTTTTGGTGTAATAGTCGACCTGAGCATCGTAGCTGGTCTGCTGCTCCTCGTGCTCGGTCGAGACACGGGCATAGGCCGCAACACGCTTTTTGACTACCGGAGCCAGCGTAGTCTGCATGAAGCCCGTATTGATCGTCGGCTGGATGACCTGCACCTGCCGCTTAGTTACCTGTCTTTGCATAGCGCCTCCTCATTTGTTCAGCGGCTTTTTCCCGCATTTCAACCGTCCAGCTTTCTGAACGGGAAGGAAATGCCCATTTTACTTCATGGGTTGCGCCATCCGTCAGATGGAAAACCAGAAGGTTGTCTGGCATGGCGTCAATCCGTTCGATGCGGTTCTTTACAGCTTCCGCATCATATTCTGCAAGCCCCAGCACTTGGGTGCAGGCGTTTCTCAAGGTTTCTTCAGGGATCGCCTTCGATGCGCAGTATTTTTTGCCGCGGAGGTTATAGGTGGTGCAGCACCAAAGCCATCTGGCTTTTGCTTTCTTACGGCGGTAGTTCTTCCCGCAAATGCCGCATCGCACCAGTGAAGTCAGTTCAGAAGTCTCTCCTCCGTTGCTGCCATACTTGGCGGCTCTGCGGGCGTTTTCACGCCTTACAGCTTCGAATACCTCATGGGGGACTATGGCTTCATGATCATCCTGAATGAAGAACTGCGGCATTTCGCCTTTGTTTTTCTTTACTTCCTTTGTGATGTGATCGGTGACAAAGGATTTTTGCAGAAGAAGATCGCCGGCATATTTTTCGTTGCGAAGCATGCTTCTGATTGTTGTGCTGAACCATTCGCCTCCCAAACAGGTAGGTGCATCCTCTTCAAAGAGGATGTTGGCAATTGCCTGCTGACCGTATCCCTCAAGATACAGCTGGAAAATGCGCCTGACCAGTTCTGCTTCTTCCGGGATCATTTCGACCAGCCCGTCCACCTGATGGTAGCCGACTAGGTTGAAATGAGTGGTGTAGCCCTCTTCGAACTTCTTTCTGATGCGCCATTTGCAGTTCTCGCTGGTGGCGCGGCTTTCTTCCTGTGCCTGAGAAGCGAGGAGCGTGATCATCAGTTCGCCAGCTTCCGTTAGCGTATCGATGTTCTGTTCTTCGAAGTAAATGCCGATGCCCATACGTCTGAGGTCTCTGACCGTCGTGAGCAAGGTGACCGTGTTGCGGGCAAAGCGGCTGATGGACTTGGTGATGATCCTGTCGATCAAGCCGTTCTTGCAGTCTTGGATCAGCTGCACGAAGCGCGGGCGGTCGTCCTTTGTACCGGAATAGGCTTCATCTGCGTAGATGCCGGCGAAGACCCAATCGGGGTTGCGCTGGATGTATTCGTTGTAGTAACTGATCTGGGCGGCAAGTGAATGCTTCATTGCATCCTTATCGCACGAAACACGTGCATATGCCGCAACCCGGAGCAGTTTCCGTTCAGCCAGCTTCATCGGCTGAACCAGTTGAATGGTGCGTTCCACTCGAGATACCCCCTTTCGTAGGTGGCATATTACCGTCAGAGGGCAGCTTTATCAAGTTAATATCGCGCCAGATACTGCGGGCGGATACACCAAACTTTTCGGCAACGATTGTATCAAATTTCTCGTAGTCCTCCGCCGTGATCAGGCCCGAACCCAGCCACTGCTGGGCAATGCGCATGGTGCTCTGATAATACATGAGCGCCTTATCATCAGCCATGAGCATCACCACCCTGACCATACCGATGGGCGAGATAACAGCCCCGGGAGCAGAACTTCCTCGGGCGGCTTCCATACTGCATGAAAACGCCTCCGCAGTGCTGGCACTCAACTGAGAAGAGCTTCTTTCGAGTCATCTGTTCTGGATGGGATGACCACCATGCAATACGACACTTCGGAGAGCAGAAGCGCTTCTGCCTATGCCCGGTAGACTGCTCAAGCAGAGCGTTGCATTGCGGGCAACGGCCGGAATGAACGACAGCCTTGGGTGAAGGCATCGGCTCTGACGATATAGGGTTGCGCTTGCAGTAGGACTTGACGGTATTGACGGATATACCGAGCGCAGAAGCAATTTTGCCGAAGCTGGCACCGTTTGCCCGGAGCTTTGAGATTTGTTCTTTTTGCTGCTGGGTCACACTTTTTCTCCATTCCAGAAGGCATATTGGACACCTGCCTTCTGGCGATAAGCGAAGAAAACCCGCGAATCGAACCCCCTCGAAGAATAAAAGAATGACGCCACTCGTGTGAGCGGCGCCAATGTACTTAATGGATATCAATGAAATGCTTCTGGATACGCTTCAGCTGTTTACGGATTGCGGCTTCAGATACCCCTAACTCTGCTGCGATGGCAACATTCGTCTCACCACTGGCCTTACGAACCACAAGCCGCTGCTGTTCCTTTGTCAGACGGCTCCACCGTTCATGAAATGCACATTTGAATTCCGTCCGGCTGATTGCTTTTTCCAAAATCATCGAAGGATCAGCGGTTTCATCAGCAAGATACGAGTTCCGATCTTCAGCCTCCTCAGCATCGCCGCTGGTATAGGCCATGTAGTGAACCGGGATGTGGTAAGCTTCACGGCGGTTGGCATCGAACTCGTCATCGTCAGCAGCATGTAACTGCTGGATGAGAACCTCTGTTACACCGTCCTGTCCGGGGATGAACTCTGCAACGACACGGTCGTATGCATCATATACTTTGTAGGTCGTGCGCGCCTTCTTGGGGGTTTTAAAGTTCCTGGCCATTTTGAGTCCTTTCCGCTGAGTGCGGAAACGCGGAAGGACACATATGCGCCAGTAAGAGATGCACCGACCTGTAGAAAAATGAAGGTACAGGAAATAAACGGTGGGTACATCAGAGCTTCATCACCCCACCCAAGTGGGGCCACAAGCGCTATGTATCCCGCCGCCTTGATGCGCATCTCAGGCTTTGAGATAGGTATTTGCCAGCATCTGCTGACAAGAAAATCATATCTCAAAATAGCCAGTAAGTGAATTTATCGGAATTTCTATTACTAATTGAGGAAAGATTACTTAATATTATGGAATTCCTTATGCTGTCATGCTATAATATAAATGACCTTATTTTTAGGCTTACTTATTATGTGCAGTGCGCATAGGACGGAGGCAGCATGAACAATACGCAAGGAATGGTAATGAACGAGAGCTTCTCATTTTCTAGCTTCAGGGCTGATACTGTTCTGGATATAACTCACGATGCCGCAGGGCAGCGTAGTGAGGTTCTGCGTATAAAAAGCATTGGTGATCAGGTAACGCGCTTCGCCTTTGCGAGCGGTGATGGTTTAGTGCGCCTTGCAAACACGGGTGCTATTGAGGATGACAATGTGATCGGTCATTTTCTGTCACTTGTACCAGGCAGAAATGAAGACATTTTCGAGTTTTACAGAAAGAATGGCTTCCTGTTTCCAATCTCGACTAAACAATATGAATCGTTCTCGCCTGATGCGGCGTGGAGACTTTTGCTGCGTTTCAAAGCCACCGTCCAGCTAATGACAGCGTTAGACGGAAGTACCCCTGCGTGGCAAACTCTTTTGGCTCCAACACTCCTGCTGCTTATGGGCGATCCCGTTCGGATCCCAGTCCAGGATAATGTTCAAGCATATGAGTCAGTTGTCAATGGCGCTATTAAGACAATAGAAAAGGCCTCCCAACTACCAGACATTGATGGTAGTGCGGAAGCCTATCAAAAAAATACATATACGATTTCAGATCGGGTTTACGGGCCTACTTTTGAACTGGATTCAGAAATCTATGAAGATATTTCATCCGGCTCTGCGGTTGAGTTTACCCGTAGTGGTTGTACCGATTTGCGTTTTCGGAACATAGTAAGGACGTACAGAATCGCCCGGAATCTGCCAGTGGAGGAAAGGCTCATTATCGATTTCTTATTTCACTTTATGATGGATGTCGGCATATTGGCCTCCGCCGACTACATAAATGGTCTTGATTTTTATGAAGCCCCTAACTTCGCAGGGATGACCGCCCAGTTGTCAGCAGCCCTCGAATCTGTCGCACGTGTCGTAGTCCGAGAAGAGATCAACCACAACATAAAGCATATCAGCCCTAAATACGATACGGACAAAATGGCGCCTTCATGGGAAGTGCCAGATCTGCTTTCTGCAATGTATTTTTCTCTTTTCTTTATGCGCCCCGGCGTTGAGGTGTATAGGGAGTGTGCCAATCCTAATTGTAATGTTCACTTCTTGGTCAAGACAACTGCGACGCGAAATAAATACTGCTGCCCGGCATGCGCCAATGCAACTGCCCAGAGAAACCATCGTCGCCGTAAATCACAACGAGCATAAGAAATAGCCCTCTGCACCCCAATTGGAGCAGAGGGCTATTATTAGTTCGCGGCTTCGGGCAAACCACCGTTTTCTGCAAGTGCTGCTTCGATGGTCTCCGCCATGCGAAGTATCTTATTCTCGTGTGTGCCCATGTAATGATACATCAAATACCGAACATCGACCACGATTCCTTGTACACGCTCGTATGCTTTATTGTTGCCTTTCCAATCGCCGCTTGCTTCGCCGATATTGCCAAAGACTGTCGTGAGCCCAAAGGGGTTCTTTTCTCGGCTATATGGCATCAAGAAAGCATTATAGACGGGCACAGTACCACCGTACTGCCTGATAAAGCGTTCTTGCGTTGCAATGTATTCACCGTAGGTGATCTGCTTGTTGATAGAAGTGGATTCAGGCAAGTGCTGGGGATTGCCTGTAATACCGTAACGGTAGTACTTGGCATCGAGGACATAGATTTTGTTGTTGCACAACATAATCGTATCCGGCTCCAAGGCGTAGTTATCACGCTGTCTACCGCCGCGGAGCTTCCATCTGGTCCGGGGGAAGTATTTCTCCTTATCGCGGACACCGAAAACTCGATCAATCAGCTTCTCCCATACGTACTCAAAACTATCCGTACCAAAGTAGAACTGTTTCTGGCTGGTCTGTTCATCAATGTAATTCAGCATAGAAATCATCGCACTGAACAGGCGCTTGTCCTTATCATTATTGGTCTTTGCCAGTTTATCATTAAGGACACTCAAAAACATCTTGGTGTTCTTTTCGATGGTTGGGCGTGGTGGCACATCAGACGTAAACAGCCAACCCAGCTTTTGAAAGCTCTCATATACGCAGTATTTATGAATCTGCGTAATCAGGTTGTTGTCGTTCGGTGAGTTGTGCCTGACTGTGTATTGAGTAAAGACAGGAGAACCATTTGGCTGAAACAACGGGCGTTGCTTGCGTAGCGTCTGCGGCCAGTCAATCTTACCACGATCACTTGTTTTGAAGGTTGGCTCTTTTTCCGTATAATACGCATTCTGCTCAAGGTAGTAGTTGATGACAGTCATATATGCGTTTATCGGAAAATCAACTGACTGTGGAGCTTCAAACTTCTGCATAGCCAGAAGCATGTCTGAGCGATTTGTGAACTCGGCAAGCACGGCGATCAGATGAATGATATCGCGTCTGATTTCCTCATCTGTCTCCGGTAGCTTATACCCAACGGGGAAGTAGACCATGGCGTTTTCGGAATCAGCCTTAACACCAACAAATCTGTCGCCTTCATCGTTCTTATTCACATGACATCGTTTTAGCAGTTCAGGACTGATTTCCAATGACCGTCACCACCTTACTGAATGGT